TGACCCAAGGCGTTACTTACGAACCTCCTCTGTCTGTGGAACCCTTTTTGATCAATGAAAATTTCATTTCATTGATCGTGGGTCCGGTCGGCAGCACCAAGACCACCGCAGGCATCATGAAGATTGCCTTTCATGCCCAGCGCATGGCACCGTGTACGGACGGTATCAGGCGATCTCGGGCCATCTGGATACGCAACACCCGTGAGCAGCTGCGTGACACGTCGATCCCTGACTTTCTGGCCTGGTTCCCCGATGGCGTTGCCGGGGTGTATTCAAAAACCGATTACAAATTTCTGCTCAAATTCGGGGATGTGGAAGCCGAAGTGATGTTTCGCGGCCTCGATGATGCAAATGACGTGCGCCGACTGCTCTCTTTACAAGCCTCCTTCGCGATCATGGATGAGTTTCGCGAGATCCACAAAGACATCTTCGAGGCCGTGCAGGGCAGGCTCGGGCGGTACCCCAATGGCAAGATGGTGCCGCATCGCCCTGAGTGGGGGGTCGATGAGAAGGGTCTGCCGAACCGGGGTTGCGTCACCGATACCGGCAAGCCGAACAAACATATTTGGGGCATGAGTAACCCGCCCGACATGGAAACGTTCTGGGAAACTTATCTCTCAGACCCGCCGTCAACTGCCGAAGTGTTCTTCCAGCCCTCGGGGCTGTCACAAGAAGCCGACTGGCTCAAGTTCCTGCCTTCTCAGTATTACGAAGACTTGATGAACGGCAAATCCCAGGACTGGGTGGATGTGTATATCAATGCCAAGTTTGGCAAGTCCCTCTCTGGGCATCCGGTATTCAGGTCTTTCAACACCGAGAACCATGTCGCCAAGACTACCAATATCATTCCCGGCCCCACCGTGGTGGTCGGCGTCGATGCCGGGTTATCTCCTGCTGCGGTAATAGCCCAGGTTGATTACACCGGACGGGTGATCATTCATCATGCGATCATTGCCGATGGCATGGGTGCGTTAAGATTCATCCGGGAAAAACTCAAACCTTTGCTCGTCAACAAGTTCGCAGGCCATACGATCTGTATTGTGATTGATCCGGCCGCCTTTCAACGCGCACAAACCGATGAGCGCACAGTGGCAGACATTTTCCAGGCCGAAGGGTTTGCCTTGCGCCCGGCCGCGACCAATGCCATCACCGCCCGCTTGGCCGCCGTGGAAAAATATCTGACCCGCAACATCGACGGCAAGTACGGCCTGCTGATTTCCCAAGAAGGCGCTCCAGCCCTGGTCTCTGCGATGCGCGGCCGGTATCGCTACAAGATCAACACCAAGGGCGACGCCGATGATAAGCCTGAGAAAAACCACCCGCATAGCGATGTGGCCGATGCATTACAATATGTTTGCCTGCACGCGGACGGTGGGACTTTGTTCGGGGCCAAGGCAGTCACCAAGCGCGAAGTCAAGCGGGTGTCCGCCGTCGGCTGGACTTAAACCTTTAAGCTGCTAACATATTAAACCTCGTTAGCCAGACCCTTGACCTGTGGCCATCAACAAAGCCGATCCGCCGAAGTTCCCCCCGCCGCACGCCCCCCATGCGCTCCTCGGGATGAAACTGCCCCACAAAGTGGGTGAGCCCAAAGCCGGCGGTGGGGCACCCTATGGCCACAAAAAAGCCCCCGCGCCCCCAAAACCTAAACCTAAAACCAAGTGGCCGCCGCAGCCTTAAAAGCAAACCCCTATGGCCACCAGTCTCGACGGCAGCTCCCAGGCACTCTCCCAAGGCATCCCAGCCCCGCCCGGTGGCGTCACGCAACTGCGGCCCTTGACCACCTACTCGAACGGGATACTTTCGGCCTCGCCGCTCTCAACCTTGCTCGAGGAGGACCGGCGCAAAGCCCAGCGCACGCAGTCCGAGCCACTCATGGGCTCGCTCGCCAACTACGTGCGGATGCAGTGGATGTACGCGCGCGATGCCAAGCGCCAGACGGTCGAGACCCGGCTCTTGAAGAACGTGCGCGCCCGGCGCGGCGACTACGAGCCGGAAAAGCTCGCCGCGATCCGCGATGAGGGCGGCTCGGAAGTGTTCGCCATGCTAACGAGCACCAAGTGCCGCTCGGCGGGCAGCTGGATCAGGGACGTGCTGATGGGGCAGGGCAGCGAGAAGCCCTGGACCTTGACCCCCTCCAAAGTCCCCGAGCTGCCCCAGGCCACCATCGATGATATCGTTTCCCAGGCCGTGGAGCCGCTACAGCAGGCGATCGAGGCGGGGATGCCCATGAGCCAGGGGCAGGCGGTGCAGCTGCTCTCGGGCCTGCGGGATGCGGCCCTGGAACAAGTTCGTGACCAGGCCCGCTCCATGGCCCATCGCATGGAGAACAAAATGGAGGACCAGCTCAACGACGGCGGCTGGCTGCAGGCGATCGATGCCTTCATCGATGACATCACGACCTTCCCCGCCGCCGTGATCAAGGGGCCGATCGTCAAAAATAAGCCGGTGCTCACCTGGTCGCAAGACGCCCAAGGGCAGAGCACCCCGAAAGTCGAGACCAAGCTCACCCTGGAGTTCGAGCGGATAGACCCCTTCTTGATCTATCCTTCCCCGGCCGCGAGCACCATCGATGATGGGTACCTGATCGAGAAGCACCGCATGTCGCGCCAGCAGCTCCTGGAACTCATCGGCGTGGAGGGCTACGATGACTCGAGTATCCGGCTGTGCCTGGAGGAGTTTGGCACCGAGGGCTTGCGCGAGTGGCTGACCAATGACACCGCGCAGGCCGATGCGGAAGGCAAGTCCACGACCTCGATCACGCAGAACCCGGATAAGCTCATCGATGCGCTGCAGTTCTGGGGCAGCGTGAATGGGAAAATGCTGATCGAGTGGGGGATGGACAAGCACGATGTGCCCGATCCGACCAAGGAGTATCACTGCGAGATCTGGTTGATCAATCGTTATGTGATCAAAGCGCAGATGAACTACGACCCGTTGCACAGGAAGCCCTATTATAAAACATCTTACGAGGAGATCCCCGGCGCGTGGTGGGGTAACTCGGTTGCTGACCTGGTCCGTAATTCACAAACCGTGGTCAACGCCGCCGCGCGGGCGATCGTCAATAACATGGGCATTGCCTCCGGTCCCCAGGTAGTCTTGAACGTGAATCGCCTGCCCGATGGGGTGGATATCACGCAGATGCGCCCGTGGCAGATTTGGCAGGTCAAGTCAGACCCTTTAGGTGGCAACGCGCCCGCCATAGAATTTCATCAACCGGACTCGCGGGTCGCAGAACTCATGCAGGTGTTCGAGCAATGGAGCGCACTCGCCGATGAGTATTCGGGAATACCCCGCTTCATGGGCGGCGATGCGAGCGGTAACGCGGGGCGCACGGCGAGTGGCCTATCCATACTCATGTCGAACGCCGGCAAGTCGATCAAACAAGTGATCAGCAATATCGATGTGTCGATCTTCAACCCGATGCTCGAGCGGCTGTATTACTACAACATGCGCTACGGCACCGACCCGGATCTGAAAGGCGACGTGAACATCGTGGCCCGAGGCGCGAATAGTTTAATCGCCAAGGACGCCGCGCAGATGCGTCGCAACGAGTTCCTGCAACAAACCGCCAATCCCATCGACATGCAGATCATCGGCATGGCGGGGCGCGCGGCGTTGCTTCGAGAACAAGTCAAGACGCTCGACATGGACGTCGATAAAATCGTCCCCAGCCCCGACGTCATGGCGGCCCGTCAAGCCGTTGCAGCCTTCAGCCAAGCCCATCAAATGGCGGCTAACCAAGTCATGGGCACACCCGGTTCGCCGCCGCCGCAACCCGGAGCCGCTCCTCCTGGCGTGCCGGGTCAGCCCGGCATGGGCGGCGGTCCTGGAATGCCAGGCCAGACGCCGCAAGGCTCGCCGCCCAATCCCGTGGTCAATCAGCAGACCCTGACCAATGGCGCCCCCGTGACCGACACCTTCGCCCCCACCAGTTGACATAACCCTGCTAACAGTGTAGAACCCGTTAGCAGATGTTAAGTTCGGTCTCACGTCAGCAGCGACTGGCCGCGCATGGCCTAAGTCAGCACACCTGGTGGAGCGCACTCAATAACATGCTCACGCAAGAGCTGGCGATGATCTATGAGTTGATGACGACCACCCAAAATCCGGTGGCCTTGCATCAACTCCAAGGTCGCGCCCAGGCGCTGCGCGAGTTGCAAGCCTGCGTAAACGAGGCGGGTGAGATCATCCGCACCCACGACACCCTGCACACCTGACTTCAAGGAGCAGCATGGCCGCTTTGATGCAGACCAGTATTCCGCGCCAGGTGCAAGAGGCGGCGGATGAAGCCGAGCGCTTGGAAGCGACCCTGCAGATGCCCCCGGAGGCATCGGGAGAGCCACCCCAAGAGCCAGCCGCACCCGCGCCGCAAGCGACCCTTACGCCGCCCGCTCAAGCGCCGCGAGCGAGCGATGAGGCGACCTGGCAGCAGCGTTATCAAACCCTGCAAGGGATGTACAACGCCGAAGTGCCCCGGATGGCAACGCAGATTCGGGAGCTTGTCGCGCAGTTAGCGGATGTGTCGGCACGGCTCGCCGCCCCTAAAGCGGAGCCGCTGGCACCTGTCCCCAAAGTGCCCGCGAAGCAGGCGAGCGAGAAGGACGTCGAAGTCTTCGGCAGCGATCTCATCGACCTGATCCGCCGCCAGAGCGCGGACCTGGTGGAAGCGCAGCGCGAGCAGGTTGAGGCGGGTTTGAAAAAGCTCGCCGCCGAGAATGCGGAATTAAAGGCGCAGTTAGGCACGGTGGTGACCGCGCAAGGCGAAGGTAATCGCCAGCAGTATTTCGTAGCGCTCGAGCGGCTGGTGCCTAACTACCAGACCTTGAATGTGGACCCTGGCTTTTTGGCCTGGCTCGCCGAGATCGACCCACTCTCCGGGGTGGCACGGCAGGCGTATCTAGCCAACGCGTGGGGCAGTTTCGATGCCACTCGCACCGCCAAGCTGTTCTTGGCCTACGAGCAACTGGCAGGCAGCGGCACGACTGAGACCCCGAAACCCACGCCGCAGCAGGAACTCGCCCGCCAGGCTCAGCCGGGGACCTCGAAGGGCATGGGCCAAGTGCCGGATGAGCCCAACGCGCGGATCTGGCAGCGCGCTCAGATCGAGCGGTTCTACACGGATGTGACCAAGGGACAGTACAGCGCCAAGGAGGCCCAGCGCATTGAAGCAGAGATCGACGCTGCTGTGGCATCGGGTCGCGTGAGGTAACGGACCTGTAAAAAAGCTCCAGCAGGGTTTTTGTTAACCCATAAGCCTTAAGGAGCTTTTTTCATGTCCATCACGATTTCAGGCACGGGCACATCCGGCGGTACGGTTGCCGCAGGTGCCTTTAACACCACGCCGGCGTTCTCAGGCAGTTTCATCCCGCAGATCTGGTCGGGCAAACTCAATGTCAAGTTCTATGCGACCACCGTCTTCGGTGAGATCGCGAACACCGACTACGAGGGTGACATCAAGAACTTGGGCGATACGGTGATCATCAACAACATCCCGGATATTTCCATCTCGGATTACCAGGTCGGCCAGACGTTGAACTACCAGGTTCCGGCGCCGAACAAGATTCAGCTCAATATCAACAAGGCCAAGTATTTTGGCGTCAACGTGTCTGATGTGATCGCCTATCAATCACAGCCGAAACTCATGGACATGTTCACCGGCGATGCCGGCAAGCAGATGGCGATCGCGATCGACAGCGACATCTTGAAGAACTCCGTGGGCACGGCCGATGCCACCAACCAAGGCATCACGGCGGGCGCCAAGTCCGGTGCCTTTAACTTAGGTTCCGCCGCTGTGCCCGTGGTCATGACCACGACCTCGATCGTGCAGATGATCACCCAGATGGCTTCCTCCTTGGATGAAAACAACGTCCCCGATACGGATCGGTATCTGATCATCAGCCCGTACATCAGGAACCTGCTCATGAACTCGCAGCTGCAGCAGGCGTACATCACGGGTGATCCGGAATCAACGCTGCGTAACGGGAAGATCGGCCGCATCGATCGGTTCACGATCTACGTGAGCAATCTTTTGCCCGTGGGCCCCGCAGGGTTCGGCTACGATGGCGTGACCGTGGCCGCCGGCGCCGTTGCGCGCAAGTGCATGATCGCCGGCCACAAGACCGCGATCACCTTTGCCTCCCAGATCACCAAGGTCGAGAGTATGCCGAACCCGCAAGACTTCGGCCAATTGGTGCGCGGCTTGAACGTCTTTGGCTACGGCACCATCAAGCCGACCTCGTTGGTGCTCGCGCAGGTCAACTAAGAGGAGCCGTCACCATGACGGTGCTCGCCTCAACGATCTTAACCCGCGTCCGCTATCAACTGGTGGATCAAGGGGCGGTGCAGCGCTGGAGCGATGCGGAGTTACTGCAGTGGCTGAGCGTCGGCCAGCGCGCGATCGTCATGGCGATCCCTGGGGCCTCCCAGCTGGTCGCGACGCTGGCCCTGGTCGCGGGCACCCGGCAGCTGCTGCCCCTGGGGGCGCATATTTTGCTCGGGGTCAATCGCAACCTCTCGGCTGCCGGGGTTCCTGGCCCGGCACTCCTGCCGGTGGAGCGCTCGCTCATGGACACGCAGTACCCGACCTGGCATACGCAGCCCCCGGTGCCCAATCCGCTCTTCTACACCTATGACCGGATCAACGACCCGGTGGCATTTTATGTGTACCCGCCGAATGACGGCACGGGCTCGCTCGAGCTTAATTATTCGGTCCTGCCGATCGATGTCGCCACGGTGAACTCGCCCTTGACGGTGCGGGATATATTTCAAGTCGCGCTCTTGGACTTCGTGCTCTACAAGGCGCACTGCAAAGACAGTGATTACGCGGCGGGGCAGCAAGCCGCACAAGCCTACTTTCAGGCGTTCTCGGCCGAAGTTAATACCCAAGGCGGCAAGTCATGAGTACGATCACAGTCACCAGCGTGCTCAACAAGGTCGCGGTGCTGCTCTACGATGTGAACAATATCAAATGGAGCCGCGCGGAGTTACTCACCTATTTTAATTCAGGGCAACGCGCCTTGGTGGCCCTGGTGCCTGAGAGTTCCGCGCTCTTAAGCTCGTATGTATTATCCGCAGGCAACCGCCAGACCTTGCCGGCGGGCACGAACTTGTTACTGGATGTGACACGGAATTTGGGCGCGGGGGCCGCCCCTGGGCGCGCTGTCAAACGCGTGGACATGGTGATCCTGGATGAGACCAACCCCACCTGGTCTGCAGACCCTGCGGCGCTCGTGACCACCATGTACATGTATAACCTTCGAGATCGGTATGCGTTTTATGTCTATCCGCAGTCCCCTGGGGGCATGAGCCTGGAGATCATTACCTCACAAATCCCGGTGGACTTGATCGAGCCTGCGATCATCACCTTGGCGGATATCTATGAGCCGGCCCTGGTTGATTATATTTTGTGGCGCTGTTACTCGAAGTCCGCGCCGTTTGCCGATAATCTCGAGAAATCCCAGATGTATTACAAGTCCTTCGCGAGCTACGTCACCGGCGCGGTCTCCGATGGGGCGAAGATCTCGAGTGAGACCGGGCAGATGGCGCAGTTCAAACCCCAGGGCCAGGGTTCGGGTTAATGGGCACGCTGCTCGCGAGCGATGTGATCAACCGGGTTGGCACGGCGCTCGGGGATACCAACAATGCCAAATGGTCACCGAGCGAGCTGCTTGGGTATCTGAACGACGGCGAGCGTTTGATTGCGACCTTGCAGCCGATTTCTGCGCAAGAGATTGCCGCCGTGCCCTTGGTCGCGGGCGCCCGCCAGGCGCTGCCTCGAAACGGCTGGATGCTGATCGATATCGTGCGTAACTTAGGGTCAAGTGGCGCAAGTCCAGGGCGCGCGATCCGCATCATTGGACGCCGCTT